TAGTAGTAGACTCCGCAAGAAATAGCAGTTAAATAACAGCATGATCATGTGGGGTTTACTATTGACAATGATTTTGATCGATTTTGGGGCATCCTTAAGGAATGTCTATGACATGAAAATAGAATGCCCACATTCAATCAACTTTGGGGAGAGTAGTGTAACAGGTAAGGTGGAGCTGCCACCCCTTCTGCTTACAGATGCAGAGGCCTTGGTCCCGGAAAGTTCTTGTAACATGGACAACCATCAGTCCATGTCAATTATACAAAAAGTGACAAAAGTAAGCTGGAGAAAAAAGGCAGACAAAGCCCAAGCTGCCAAGGACTCATTTGAGACAACATCAAGTGAGGTTAACTTAAAGGGAACATGTGCATTGAGTCATAGGATGGTTGAAGAATCTTACAGAAATAGGAGATCAGTAATATGTTATGACTTGTCTTGCAATTCAACACATTGCAAGCCAACGATGCATATGATTGTACCTGTGCACTCATGCAACATGATGAAAAGCTGCCTGGTTGGGCTTGGGCCTTATAGAATCCAAATCGTCTATGAGAGAACCTACTGTACAACTGGTATACTAACAGAAGGGAAGTGTTTTGTGCCAGACCAGAGTATTGTTAATGTTATCAAGAATGGGGTGTTCGACATCGCAAGTGTGAGCATTGTCTGTTTTTTCATCAGAGTTAAAGGGACCAACTACAAGATAATGGCAAGTATTAAAACAGCAACTGCAAATAACTGTAATGACACTGACAACAAGGTTCAAGGATATTACCTTTGTATTGTCGGGGGAAATTCTTCTCCTGTGTATGCACCTTCAACCACTGATTTTAGATCTATGGAGGCACTTGCTAGCCTTTTAAGAGCTCCTCATGGTGAAGACCATGATTTATCTGGAGAAGAGGTGGCAACTTACTCAATTGCCGGGCAAATTGAAGGCAAAATCCCACATACTGCAAATGCAGCAAACATGCTGTTTACTGCATTCTCAGGAATCCCTAGTTACTCTTCATTAAGTGTTTTTATCGGAAGTCAGGACGGACCTGTTATATATAGCCCAGGATTGTTTCCTAGGTTGAACCAATCTTCATGTGATAAGATTGCACTACCATTAATATGGGAAGGATATATAGATCTGCCTGGCTATTATGAAACAGTTCACCCATGTAATGTCTTTTGTGTGTTATCTGGCCCAGGGGCATCATGTGAGGCATTCTCAGAAGGTGGTATTTTCAACATTACATCCCCTACTTGCCTTGTGTCAAAGCAAAATAGGTTCAGAGCTGCTGAGCAGCAAGTCAACTTTGTGTGCCAGCGAGTTGACCAAGATATTGTCATCTACTGTAATGGACAAAAGAAGACAATTTTAACTAAGACATTAGTGATTGGGCAGTGTATTTACTCAGTGACTAGTTTATTTTCAATAATGCCTGGGGTAGCACATTCAATTGCAATTGAATTATGTGTACCAGGGTTCCATGGTTGGGCAACTGCTGCTCTTCTCACTACATTCTGCTTTGGCTGGATACTGATCCTTTCCATTACATTAGCTGTGTTGGTTGTCCTGAAGTTTTTTGCCGCAATCTTACATAATAGCTCTCAAGAAAACCGGTTTAAAATTATCTTAAGAAAGATTAAAGAAGAATTTGAAAAGACTAAAGGCTCAATGGTCTGTGAAGTGTGCAAGTATGAGTGTGAAACAGGGAAGGAGCTTAAAGCCCATAATTTATCTTGCCCTCAGTCACAGTGTCCTTATTGCTTTACACACTGTGAGCCTACAGAATCTGCCTTTCAAGCACATTATAAAGTGTGCCAAGCAACACACAGATTTAGGGATGATTTAAAGAAAACAATAACACCTCAATCAACAAGCCCAGGTTGTTACCGGACATTAAATCTTTTTAGGTATAAAAGTAGATGTTACATCTTTACAGTGTGGGTGACCTTACTAATCATTGAATCAATCATGTGGGCAGCTAGTGCATCAGAAACTGTCTTGGAGCCAAGCTGGAATGACAATGCACATGGTGTTGGCGTTGTCCCAATGCATACTGACCTGGAACTTGATTTCTCTCTTCCATCAAGTTCTAAGTACACATATAAGAGAAAACTGACAAGTCCATTGAATCAAGAACAATCAGTAGATCTTCACATAGAGATAGAGAGTCAAGGGATCTCTACAAGTGTTCATGCATTAGGTCATTGGTTTGATGGAAGGCTTAACCTAAAGACATCTTTTCATTGTTATGGTGCATGTACTAAGTATGAATACCCTTGGCACACGGCAAAATGCCACTTTGAAAGAGATTTCGAATATGAGAACAATTGGGGGTGTAATCCTGCTGATTGCCCTGGGATTGGTACTGGCTGTACTGCATGCGGGCTATACATTGACCAGCTTAAACCTGTAGGCAGTGCATATAAGCTGATCACAGTCCGTTACAGCCGTAAAGTATGTGTTCAGTTTGGTGAAGAAAATCTATGCAAGACAATTGATATGAATGATTGCTTTGTTACAAGACATGTTAAAGTATGTATCATCGGTACAGTTTCAAAGTTCTCGCAAGGTGATACCCTAGTATTCCTAGGCCCTATGGAAGGTGGGGGTTTGATATTTAAGGATTGGTGCACTAGCACATGCCAATTTGGTGATCCAGGAGACATTATGAGTCCTAAAGACAAAGGTTTCAGCTGCCCTGACTTCACAGGCCATTTCCGGAAAAAATGCAACTTTGCAACAACACCTGTGTGCGAGTATGATGGTAATATGGTCTCTGGGTATAAGAAAGTAATGGCAACTATTGATTCCTTTCAATCATTTAACACTAGTTCAATTCATTATACAGATGAAAGGATTGAGTGGAAAGACCCGGATGGAATGCTTAAGGACCACCTTAATATACTTGTCACAAAGGATATTGACTTTGAAAACCTTGGAGAGAACCCGTGTAAAGTAGGACTTCAAACATCATCAATAGAAGGTGCATGGGGTTCTGGGGTTGGTTTCACTCTCACTTGTCAAATCTCACTGACAGAGTGTTCACGCTTTCTAACATCAATCAAAGCATGTGACATGGCAATTTGTTATGGTGCACAAAGTGTTACACTCATTAGAGGCCAAAACACAGTGAAGGTTTCCGGGAAGGGTGGGCATAGTGGCTCTTCATTCAAGTGTTGCCATGGAACAGATTGCTCTCAACAGGGGCTACAAGCAAGTGCACCGCACCTGGATAAGGTCAATGGGATTGTTGAACAAGAGAGTGAGAAGGTTTATGATGATGGTGCACCACAATGTGGCATTTCATGCTGGTTTGTTAAGTCTGGGGAGTGGATAACAGGAATTTTCAATGGGAATTGGATTGTCATAGTTGTGCTTGTTTTCTTCTTCATATTGTCCTTAATCTTACTTAGTCTTCTATGTCCCATTCGTAAGCATAAACGCTCATAAGTACATATTAGCTTGTCCTTGTATATAGCTTTCAACAATGCAATTTTATATATCAGTTTAAACTTCTGTACTTATTAACTTTTTACATTTATCAACCTAGTTATCTAAAAAAAATAACTCCTTCATTACTATAAACCTTAGTCCTTTAGTACGTGGGTATTTCTATATCTTGCGGAGCATACTACTA